AAAAAATATTATGATGCGACCTCACTTTTTAAGATCAACATACCAACCCCTGTCATGGCTGGAGTGCGTACTCCTATTCGTCAGTTTGCCTCTTGTGTTCTTGTTGATGTTGACGATACTCTTCCTTCTATTTTTAGCAGCAACAGTGCGATCGGTTATTACATTGCTCAGAGGGCAGGCATCGGAATCAACTCAGGAAGAATCAGAGCAATCAACTCGAAGATACGTGGCGGAGAAGTTGCACATACGGGAGTAGTTCCTTTCCTAAAAGTTTACGAAGCAACAGTAAGAAGTTGCACACAGAATGGTGTGCGCGGAGGTAGTGCTACTACCCACTTCCCTATTTGGCATTATGAGATTGAGGACATCCTCGTTCTTAAGAACAACAAAGGAACCGAAGACAACAGAGTAAGAAAGTTAGATTACTCAATTCAGATTAACAAATTATTTTATGAAAGGTTATTGTCTGGTCAAGACATAACTCTTTTCTCGCCTCACGAAGTCCCAGAAGTATACGATGCTTTTTATTCTGGCAACAATGCAAAGTTTAGAGAAGCATACGAAGCGGCGGAAAGAAAGACTTCGATTAAAAAGAAAAAGATTAAGGCAAGAGATTTATTTGGAGATCTTCTAAAGGAACGTGCCGAAACTGGTAGAATTTATATAATGAATATCGATCATGCAAATAGCCACAGTTCATTCAAAGATCCTATTTATATGAGCAACCTTTGTCAGGAAATTACACTTCCTACAAAACCTATTCAACATATCGATGACGAAAATGGTGAGATTGCTCTTTGTATTCTTTCTGCCATTAACGTGGGAATGATCAACCATCTTGAAGAATTAGAAAACTTATGTGACCTTGCTGTAAGAGCATTAGAAGAAATTATCGACTATCAAGGTTATCCAGTCAAGGCTGCTGAAATCAGCACCAAGGCAAGAAGATCTTTAGGTATTGGGTATATCGGCCTTGCACATTATCTTGCCAAGAACAAGGTTAAATATTCAGACAAGAAAGCGTGGAAACTGGTCCACGAGTTAACTGAAGCATTCCAATACTATTTGTTATGTGCTTCAAATGATTTAGCAAAAGAAAGAGGAGCCTGCGAGTACTACAACAGAACCAAGTATGCGGATGGCATCCTGCCAATTGACACATACAAGAAAGATGTTGATGAAGTAATCAAGGCAAGATTGAAATATGATTGGGATGATCTACGCAAGGATATCAAGGAACACGGGCTACGGCACTCGACTCTGTCCGCACAAATGCCATCGGAGAGCAGTTCCGTTGTGTCAAATGCAACGAACGGCATCGAACCTCCAAGAGCATTCCTGTCCATTAAGAAGTCCAAGAAAGGACCTCTTAAACAGGTTGTTCCGCAGTATAACCAACTAAAGAATTTTTATACGTTACTTTGGGATATGCCAAACAATGAAGGATATATCAACATTGTTGCTGCAATGCAGAAATTCTTTGATCAGGCAATTTCGGGTAACTGGAGTTATAATCCTTTACACTATGAAAACAATGAAGTACCTATGAGCGTAATGATGAAGGATATGCTAACCACATATAAAATGGGTTGGAAGACAAGTTATTACCAAAACACTTATGACTTCAAGGGCGAGGAAGATACGGTTCAACCAGCAGGTTTGGAGGAAACGGTAGTTGACACAGAAGTAAATGGTGCTACAATGAACGGTACTATGAATGGTCACGTAAATGGTCACGTAAATGGTCACAGCAATGGTGTTGAGACTGTTCCATCTGAAGAATTGGATGGAGAAGAGTGCGAGGCTTGTAACATTTAACGAGTATATGACGAGAAAGAGAGAGAGACAGACATTGGCTAAAACAGTATTCAACAAGAACAAGGTGGACTTCACCAAGCAGTATATGTTCTTCGGAGAGGATCAAAACACACAGAGATATGATGTGTTCCGTTACCCGGAGTATGACAAACTAAACCAAACCATGCTTGGTTACTTCTGGAGACCAGAAGAAGTTTCTCTTCAAAAGGATAGAGCAGACTACCAAGAATTCCGTGAAGAACAAAAACACATCTTCACTTCAAACTTAAAATACCAAACACTATTGGATAGCGTACAGGGTCGCGGACCTTGCTTGGCATTCTTGCCTTACTGTTCAAATCCTGAATTAGAAAGTTGTATCGTGTGTTGGGACTTTCAGGAAACTATTCACAGTCGTTCATATACACACATTGTAAAGAATGTTTATCCTGATCCAAGTGAAGTATTTGATACCATCCTTGATGATAAGGAAATTATTGCCCGAGCAGAATCAGTAACAAGAGAATACGATAACTTCTACAACCTTGCCAACGAATACTTTAATAAGGGCAAGGGCAATATGTATGAAGTTAAGAAGGCTTTATACAAGGCCATGATGACCGTAAACATCCTGGAAGGATTACGCTTCTATGTTTCGTTCGCTTGTACCTTTGCATTTGGTGAATTAAAACTTATGGAAGGTTCTGCAAAGATCATTTCGTTGATTGCACGTGACGAAGCAACACACCTTAACCTTTCAACACACATTCTCAAGCATTGGGCAAAAGGAAACGATGATCCAGACTTTGTTAAGATTGCAAAAGAGTGTGAGGAAGAAGTATACGAAATGTGGCGCAAGTGCGTTGATGAAGAAAAGCGTTGGGCAGATTATCTCTTCACAAAAGGATCTATCGTTGGACTAAATGCAAACTTGCTTCATGCATATGTTGAATGGATTGCTAATAAAAGATTGAAGGCACTTGGATTAAAAACTATCTATGATCGCCCACTAAACACCAATCCGCTGCCATGGACACAGCACTGGCTAAGTTCAGCAGGCCTGCAGGTTGCACCACAGGAAACCGAGGTAGAATCCTACATTGTTGGCGGTGTCAAGCAGGATGTTGAAGAAGATACATTTAAGGGATTTACTCTTTAAAGGGTAGATAAGTAATAGCATGTACAAAGCACAATTTAAAAAGAATTCGCCATACGAAAGTTGGACTACTTTTGGAACTTATGGATCAGAGGCGCAGGCTATTTCTGCTTCCTTACAGAAAAAACGTGCTGGTGTTATCATGGTTAGAGTAATCGACAAGAAGGGTTCATTAGTTTACTCGGGATAATAAATGATTGATAAAATAAGATACTATCTTTTAAAACTTGTTGATTGGAAGATTGAATTACTAAAAAAATTTAGAATGATCGTATCCGGAGAACACAAATATGTGTTATCAGATACGGACTGGTTAAAAGAACATAACAAATGGAAGAACAAAAATGATTGAAATTTACGGAAAACCAATGTGCCCATTCTGCGATAAGGCAAAGAATTTTTGCGAGACTCGAGGGTTTAATTACACATACAAATCTCTTGGAACAGATTACACAAGAGAAGAACTAATGGAACAGTTCCCCAATGCCAGAACTGTACCACAGATTGTAATTAACGGAAAGAAAATCGGCGGCTATGATGCTTTTACAAAATACGTAGATGACACAGGCTACAACGGAACAGGACACACACTATAATGTTAATCGAAACACCATACAAAGAAAATGATATAGTTTCAATCAAACTATCAAGCGGCGAGGAAATTGTTGGCAAATTGGTAGAAGAAACATCAGACGGATTTACTATTTCAAAACCTCTCATGTTAGCACAAACACCCAAAGGTATGGGACTTGCTCCTTATATGTTTACGGTTGATCCTGAAAAGGCACAGTTAAAGTTTAATGAAAAGAATGTAATTACCATTACAAAGACCATGGAAACAATGGCCAAGCAGTACATCCAAAGCACAACAGGATTAGTAACCTAATGCCTGCGGCGGTAGTGACTAACATCTGCGTACATGTTGGACATGCCAGTCCAACACCAAGTCCCTTCCACCAAACGGCATACGCAACAGGTAGCTCAAACGTTCTAATCAATAACGAGAACGTGGTAAGGATAGGTGACGTAACCTACTGTGGAGATCCTGCTGCCGTTGGATCGTCAAACGTATTCGCAAATAACATTGCCATACATAGGGTAGGTGATGCCACTGCCGGACACGGCAGTTGGGTTCCCAATGCTGCCGCAACAGGTTCATCAAATGTTTTCATCAATGGGTAGGACGATATGGCAAAACCAAATTACCTTGCTATAGCAGAACAGTTAAAGAACGAAACTGATCCTATTAAACAACAGGAATTACGCTCACAACTTTACGTATTCACGGAACAACTAACCCAGGAAGAAAAGGATCTATTCGGATACATCAATTCCGGATACATTGAAAACAATCCAGGCATCCAGGGCAATCAGTATGCCAGTTATGTTGGAACCTACTACAGCGACTCGGGAGAAACAACGTAATGGCAATCACTCTTAGAAGCACCAAGGGAACATCACTCACCTACAGTGAGATGGATGAAAACTTTGACTTCCTTGATAGGACCAAGCATGACAGGATGGATGTCTCCTACGAGGGAGAATATACCAACCCCAAGATTACCATAAACAACAAGGGTGAGATTGTAGCGGTCGAACAACAGGGCGCAGCCGCACCTGCCACGGACATCACGGGCAGCGTGTTTGGTGATGACTCTACCAAGATAGTGGATGGTGTTGAGAATAAGGTATATGCAGCAAATGGATTCTTTGGTAACCTAACAGGAAGTACAACAGGCACACATTCTGGAAACGTAATTGCTGATGATTCAACCGTATTGGTCGAAGCATACAGCGGAACAATTAATCTTAATAACACAAGTATAACATCATTGATCGATGTAGGATATGCATCTGCTACGATTGGACACGTGCTAAAATGGGATGGTGCAAGATGGACATCACAGCCAGAGTCGGGTGCAGCGGTATCCGCTTCCAATGCTGACCTTCTTGACGGGTTTGACGGCACATACTATCTTGACTACACAAACTTTTCAAACAAGCCCACATTGGCAACAGTAGCAACATCCAACGATTATACTGATCTTGATAACACTCCTACACTGGCAGCAGTAGCAACTTCAAACGATTATAATGATCTTGATAATAAACCTTCAGCGGCATCCACTCCAATCGGTGAGGGCCAAACCTGGCAGGACGTTACGGCTTCAAGGGCACTGAACACAACCTACACAAATACCACTGGCAGACCAATCATGATTTCGATATACTGCGCTGGACAACCAAACCATTGTGAATGGGAATTATTGGTTGATGGTGTGCAACTTGGTCATCAGGGTGTTGTATCCGTGGCTTCAGCAGCCATGAGAGCAACAATGAGCGCAATCGTTCCTGCGGGTTCAACGTACAGGGCAAATAATATTCTTAATGCTGGCCTGCAGAGTTGGGCAGAACTGAGATAATTTTTTGCACCCACTCCTTTCCGGATAACTAATACTGTAATAACGAAAGGATTCATAATGAACCAAATTAAGAGATACATCTACATGGGAATTGGCTTTTTCTGTGTGGGCATGGCATACATCGGTATCATTACTCCGGGTATTCCATTTTCAATCTTTTTGGTTATAGCGGCATGGGCGTTCGCAAAGAGCTCACCTAAGATGGAAAAGTGGTTATACAACCATCCATGGTTTGGTAAGTTCTTAACCAATTGGAATAAGAAACGAGTATTTCCAACAAGAGGAAAATACGCAATGATAATCGTGATGGCATCAACCCTTGCATTCACATTCTATGCGACTGGTAACATAAAAGCAGTTCTGTGGAGCGGAGCATTTATGTTAGGTGTTGCAATATGGGCATGGAGATATCCGGGCTCGGTTGAAGAATACAATCGCAGGGTCAAGGCTGGCGAAAAGATTGCGTGGTTAAAATAACATGAAGTGCGAACAAGGCGATCTTGCAAAGATTATATTTTCCGTTAGACAGGAGAACATTGGCAAGATTGTCTTGGTCGAAAAATACATAGGCAAGTATAGCCAGGGAGAACGATTTGATTTCCGTGGCGTTGCCTGCATGTGTCCAGTGACTGATCACTATTGGTGGATCAGCGGACAAGGATTAAGCAACATGTTTGGTGATACCGAGAAGGCATACATTGCAGACTCATGGTTGGAACCATTGCGTCCAGATGCAGATAAAATGAAACAGAAAGAATTAGCCCCAGGTGAAATAGACGTGGCGGCATAATAATCACACACACAGCAAAAATAAAATAACAAGGAAATATATAATATGATAACAGGAAAAGTAAAATGGTTTAATGACACCAAAGGTTTTGGTTTCATCACTCCAGATGACGGTAGCAATGACGTTTTTGCACACTACTCACAAATTCAGAACAGTGGATTCAAATCTCTAAGAGAAGGCCAATCTGTAAGTTATGAAGTTGAAGAAGGACCAAAAGGCTTGCAGGCATCACACATACAACCTCAATAGAGATTGGATGAATTCACACCCCAGTTTATGCTGGGGCTGTGATATAAATAGCACACTATGACAGACACATACATATTAAACAGCACACCGGTCAATGCCGGCAACTTCCAGGAATACACATACGAATGCGAGTG